CAGCTCAAAGTGCGACATTACTCCGAGGTGAAGTCAGTGTCTTCAGGGACCTCTACGGATCTCGTAGGTTTACCCTACGATAAGATTTATCACAAATCCAAGAGGACCTACCCAGGTGGATGTAGGTACGGTGCAACTATGCACTATACTTACCAACTTCCAGATTTGGATCGGGAGAGGGCCAAGCTAAAAGCCCTACTCGATACTATCGGAGCACATTTAGATTTGTACTCCCTCTGGAATGTTATTCCATTTTCATTCGTCGTCGATTGGTTTCTCGACGTCGGAGGCTTCCTTAAACAATTTAGGAAGCAATGGATCACCCCGAGCTTATATATTAAAGAGTTCGGAGTTTCCACCAAGCTCGTCTGTGAAGAGGAGAATACTTGTATACGGGCCTATGACGGCCTGTCCCCTTCCGACGAAGTGTTGCAGGATAGTACAGAGTATAAGTACTATAATCGCAAGCCATATCGTATCTCAAATGAACATTTTGATGCGACGTGGTCTACAGCTCCTACAACAGGTTTGACACTGCGAAAAGCCTACCTAGGTGGGCTGCTCTTAGAGCAGCGGACCCTGAGATTGTAAGCCTAGCTTGCAGCTCAGTACATTAACCGTTTACCGGTCTCACACGTGTAACTCACGTGCGGTAAACCACTCTCAACATTTGAAAGGAGTCTACCATGTCATTTGCAACAAGCGGCCAGGTTGAAGTGGACGACGCTACGCCGTCCGCAGTAACCTACTCAGAGGTTCAGAACACCGGTTCGATGGCTACCTACGCCGATAGGAGTAGGGAGTTCAACGTACCCCGCAAGCTGATTATTTCTCATCAGCAAGTGGGATCCGGGGATAGCGCACGTTTGCGCTCCATGATCAAATTCACCGACAACGTCGAAAACTCGGCGTTGGAGGGGGATATTGTCGAAGCCCGAGTTCATCTCGTGCTTGACACTCCGCTCCGCGTTGTTGAAAAAGCGGAAGTGGAGGACATGGTTGCACAGATGATTGATTTCATCAGTGCAGGCACGTTCATTGATCAGATCATGAACCAAGAGGTCTAACCTAAGGCGGTCGTGCCAGGGCTTGTTTAGCCCGTGGTAGCTTTTGGAGGTAAACCGTCAATGAAGCACGGTAGCCTGAAAAGCCAAACCGCAGGCAGAAAGCAGTTGATCGCTTTCTGTCTAGGACTTTCGACCAACCTGCTGTGCGACATGCTACAGCAAGCAGGACTGGATTCAACCCGCGATGTCGAAACGTTACGGCATCGCACATCAACTGAAGGTCTTGGGTTTTTAACCAAGACTTTACCTGGTTTGGGCAAACAAGTTACTTCTGCCCTTACCGGTAACAGGCTCACTATCACCAAGTTCAGAAAACCTGGTGGTACGGCAATTCCTCATTTTTTGAAGGGACTGCTCAGCCTCATTTTTACAGTTGACGGTTATGTCCGTGACGATGCAGATGTTACTGCAGTTACGGACGTTACCCAGTTTTGCGCTTTATTCTACAAATTGGAGGTACCTTATGCGACGAAGACGGAGAGCAGAATTTTGGATAAATTTGTTCTCACGGATCAACACCTCCCACGTGACTTTAGTCATTTGGGGAATGTTGATAATCGCCTTGAGCCTAATGTCTTGCAGTGCGCCCGAGAGCTCGTTACACGAGTTCTGCGAGGCTTTAATCCGCTTGACATCTCACCTAAACATGGTCCTGGGTCCGTAGCTACGGGCGAAGAACCGCATCAAAAGATGCATTTCAAACGCATCTACGATGGTTTAGAGGAGTTTTACCCGTTCACCGAGTATTTCATGCTTGGTGATAAGCACCGCTTCGACGAGTGGGACCGCTACTGGTCGTTAGATCATGTAGCGGAACCGCAAGCTAAAGTAGTGCTTGTACCCAAGGACAGTAGAGGTCCACGGCTCATTTCTATGGAGCCATTGGAAATCCAATACATCCAACAGGGTATAGGTAAAAAGCTCGTAAAGTGGTTAGAACGTCATCCCTTAACTCGAGGCCATGTTAATTTTACTAGCCAAGAGATCAACCGTGAGTTGGCCCTTAATGGGTCTTCTACGGGAGAGTGGGCGACGCTCGACCTGTCTGATGCCTCCGACCGAGTTTCCACAGCACTAGTTAAAGAACTGTTCAGGGATACTGGGTTTCTCCCCGTACTTCTGGCGACTCGATCCTCTTCTACCAAACTGCCTGATGGCAGGGTAGTCGAGTTAGAGAAGTTCGCACCGATGGGGTCGGCACTATGCTTCCCCATTGAGGCCCTGGTGTTTTGGGCGCTCACCGTAGCATGTGTACATGTGTACGGACAGAAATCAGTGAGATCGATTTTGTCCAATGTATACGTGTACGGAGATGACATCATTGTCCGTAGCGGATACGAAGTATTCGCTCTGCAACATTTCCATTACTTTGGCTTAAGATTCAACCAGAGTAAGTGTTGCACAAGTGGCTCCTTTAGGGAGTCTTGCGGCTGTGATGCCTTTAGAGGGGAGGTGGTCACGCCCGTTAGGGTGAAATCACTTCCACCTAGTTCTCCCAAAGATGGGGCGAAATACCTTTCGTTCATAGCGATATCAAATTCGCTATTTTACAAAGGGTACTATCGAGCTGCCGACTACGTTAAAAGTAGCGTAGAAGCTGTGTATGGACAAGTTCCATACTCTGGTCGGTCACCTCACCGCGTACGTTTTAACATACGGGTGGAGTCCAGACCGGAGTTAAGCAGCGAAGCAGGCGGGATTGTTTTTCCCGATTCCGCACCGTGCTGGTATGTTCGACAGAAGCCCGGCCGTCTGTTCCGAAGATCCAGGTATAACAAGGATCTTCAACGCACGGAATATTTTGTGCGTACGGCCAACTCGGTCCTGTATTCATCTAAGGACGAGAAAGACTGGAGCGAACTTTTCCGCCATATTCTTGGCGGTTTAGGAACCCGTCCCAACTTATACACGTACTTGCGTCGTGTACAGCTAAAACGTAAGTGGACCTCACTCTGCTATTAGGCAGAGTGGGGCGTGAGGATTGATCTTTTTCTTTGATCAACCCGAGGAGGA